CAATTTAAATAAAAGATCTTAAAAATGTGAATACTTACTAGTTATGTCATTGTCTGCAAAGGACATTGCGAAAATGGAACACGACCGTAAAAATGCCCGAACGGAGTTTTATAAAGCTCTTCTCGAGCAATTTTGTAGGAAAATTAAAGTGGCAGTACAGCTCGGTCAGAGGGAGTGCGTCCTGACCGTACCTGTATTTTTAGTTGGGTTTCCAAGACATGATCTCCCAACGACCGTTCGATATATGTGTAGACAGCTTCAGCGTCTAGGGTATATAGTGAACCTCATGGGTCCTTTAGATATAAAAGTCTGGTGGAAAAGACCGCCCGTACACGAGATGCTCCCTGAAGAGGTCGAAGAGGTCGAACTTCCGAGCCTTGTAAACTTACAAAAGATGGCGAGTAAATTAAGAAAGAAGTGAAGATTCGTGTATTCTCAAGGCTTGGGTCTAGTGAGGGCTTTAGGGTAAAATGGCCCACCTCGTCAAGTTTGCCTGCATCCCCAAAAAGTTCGCACCCAAGCGGAAGATGGTCGACTTTGCCCTACCGGCGTGGAGGGCCAAGATGGGCGAATTCGACGATGTGGACCTACATAGCTTCGTGACCAACATCTACCAAGACAAGGTGTTCCCGACTCCGGCCGACTTCAATTACGCGTATGATATGCGTATCACCGAGCTGCTTTATTGGGACCACAAGCCTATGGTCATCACAAAGGAGGATGTCGCCGCGTTCGAGGAGGCGCACAAGGGGGAGGGGTTTGACAGGATAAAGCCGGAGGCGCTCGACAAGCTCATCAGAAGGATGAAGACGGTTACAGAAGCGGACGAAAAAGTGATTTTTGTGTATTAGAGACGGAACTTCTTTTCCTGATTCAGCAACTTTGTCACCCGCGCCTTGACCCTCTTGAGTCGGTCGTACTCTTCAGCCGCTTCCTCCATCTCCAATTCAATATTAAATGGTACAATAATTGTCCGGAGCTCGTCCGCGCGCGTCTTTGCCGCTTTCACCTTGGGTGGGTTTTTATTGAACTCTTTCCAGGCTTCCTTGCAGACTTTGTACTTTTCAAGAGCCGTCTCGAGATCCTTCTTGATGGTCTCGAGATCTGATGTCAGCTCTTCCATTTTCTCGTCGTGGAGCTGTTGCTTTTCCTCGTCGCTCAAACGGTCATAGTATCCAAGGGCTGAACCTATGTGCTCCTCGCACGCCGCGTGAAGACCCGCAGCCGTGCCCGGAAACTCGTCGCGTATCATGTCCAGTTCGCGATGGGCCGAGCCCTCGAAATAGTCCAGGACCGACTGCCGAGCCGAGGGCCACTCTGGGTAGTCTGCGTAGTCTCCAGCCTTCGAGCGCCACTTGCACCCGTCGGCGCAGTACACACGGTCGTACTCATCAAGCGCAAAGCAGATACCCCAGCCCATTGAGGAAATAACGGTTGTTGTTTTTAAGTCCAAAATAAGTCCTATGTAGGTACTAATGGATCTCATCAATGAATCTGAGCGCCGCTTCACCAAGAAACTGTGTGATACCATGACCCCCGTGATGATAGAACAGTTCTGGGAGATTTGGCTCGAAGCCCAGAAGGAAGCCAAGGGGAAGAACACGGTCCAGGTGTTCCAACAGCTCCTCCGGGATGTCAAGACATGGAATTCTTCAATTTCACATCGAAATACAGAGGCGATCGTCAAGAGCAACTCCATGTTCCCCAAGCTCCTGGCGGCAGTCTTTGTTATTCATGTCAAGATTCTGAGTGCTATCCGGACTGATAAAAAGTCCAAAAAGATATCCATCAAGCTCCCAGCCAACGATGTCTTTGTCCAGGAGTGCTACATACGGTGCGCCAAGGACTTGTACGAGAATCCCGACATAATTACAGGCAAGCACACGGACGAGGAACGCAAAAAGGAACTTTCCAAGAGGTTCTGTGAGCACATCCGGGACACCATCGAGTACCTTGTACCCATGGCTGAAATTCTAGACACTTATTTGACTCTTCCAGAAGAGAACCAAGGTATGGCTTTCGATGAGGAAGAGGATGAGGTCCCAGAGGCTCCACAAGAGGAGTTCGATGCCCCAGGTGCTGACACCCCCGACCCCGTCGAAGGTCTGCCCCAGAACACCCCGAATATGGAGTTTGGCAAGACTCCAGGAGGAAGCGAGACGGTCACCGTCAACAACTCTCTGACTCCCCCGAGCGTTTCTGGGGGCACACCCGCACCTTCGGATGAGACCCTCTTCGACGACGCCCCAGATGATGTGAAGAAAATTCCGTGAATCTAATCTCTCCAAATACTAGAAATGGAGCACTATTTTCAGGAGCCCACGAGCGCCGCCATTATTGCCGCTGCAGTGACTATGGGGTACATATTCGTCAAGGCTAAGATGAATGGTGACGAAAAGGTCAAAAACTCCGACTACTTCAAACCGGCCTTTTTGGTTGGACTCTTGGTCTACTTCATAGTATCTCAGGGCCAGGGCTCGCACGGTCAGGTATCTAAAGAGCCGTTTTGAAACCTTAAAGAAATAATTATTTGAATATAAAATGGCTGCATTTAACGAAATGTACTCGCAGTTTCTCAGTGAACTCGCTCAGACATTCCCTGAGGAACCAGCCATCGCGAAGGTGGCCAAGAAGCACAAGGACGAGCGCACATGCAAAAAGGTAATGAATAAACTGAGTCCCTGGGCCCAGCAACTTATGGAAAAAGACCCCAAGTTTTTTTGTGAAGAGAATGAGTTTGTGGCTCAACTGAACCTCCACGAGCTCTGGAAGAAGGAGGATGTGTCCGAGACGACTCGCCAGGCTATCTGGCAGTACATCAGCTCTCTGTACGGCTTTGGAGTGACTCTCCAAATGATTCCACCTCAGTTTATGAGTGTTATCGAGTCCGAGGCTGAAAACTGCGCGAAAGGCCTCACGGAGGCGGGCGGTGAGCTCAACGAGGCGGCCATCATGTCGGCGGCCCAAAATATGATGACCAAGTTGTTGGCCGGTGGCGGTCTCCCAGGGCTCCCAGGCGCACCACCCCGTCGTTCACCAAAGAAAGACCTGATGGACGCTCTCGACTAAAATCTTAACAAATACCAGAATGGATCCAAGGGAGATTTTCAAGTCAAGTGACCTCCTGAACTTTTGGCCAACGGCCACTCAGTCCGCCAAAGAACGCGTCTTGGCAACGACGCGCTTCATTCTTTATGCCACCTGTATAATTTATCTCATAAACCGGGACCCGCGGGTGTTCGCCCTTGGCATCCTCGCCTTGGCCGTCTTGTACTACCTCTGGAACATGAATATGATTTCTGATGGAAAATTGAGAGGTTCTGCAACGGACGGCCGTGTTCCAGGCCCTCTCCGTGACAATGTGACTCTTCCGACACTAGACAATCCTATGGGCAATGTGCTCTTGAGCGACTATGTAGATAACCCCGACCGTCCAGCTGCTGCTTGGTATCCGAGTATGAGAAAGGAGGTCCAGGTTGCTTGGAGTCAGATTCATCCGTTCGAGCGTCAGCGTGACGCTGAACGCAACTTTTACACTATGCCCTCCAGCACGATACCTAACGATATGGCCGCTTTCGCTTACGGGGCTTTCGGTAAGCCGTTCGCTCCCAAGTGTCACGACCAAGGCGGCGCCTCTTGCGACCCCGACCGGTTCTACTCCACCTTCCCAGAGCGTGTCCAGATGGAGGCTGGAAATGGTCGTTAAAAATAAATGTGAGTCTATATTAATAATGCCGACTCTCGACACGACGCACCTCACCCTTGAGAAGGGTGTGTGGTACGGCCCCGCTCAGGTGGTCCTTGCCGACAAGACGGATGTTGAGAGCACGCTCCGCGAGCAAACCACACGGGCGTGGAAAAAGGGCTGGTCCGAAAAGGCGTACGACTTCCCGAATACCTATGTGACTCTGCCACTGCGCGTGCTTGAATGGAATCCTACTAACACATTCGGTGTTATCCAGAATGAGCGTTTTGACCAGCGCTACTACAGCAAGAAACCAAAGACTTTTGGGCGTTGAGCCCCAGTTCCGAAGGAACTGTTCTATAAAAAGATATCTTACTATTAATAATGGACCCTTTGGTTATAGCAACCGTTGTTGGTCTTGTGTTTGCCGGTAAGACCCTGGCTGACGGGCGGGAAACCGCTCCCCAGGGTCGCCAGCCCTACCCTGCAACCACGAAACCCCTGACCCGTCGAGACATTGATCTACGGGCGAATGCCCGCGATCACGGAAAAGACTACACCGATATGTTCAACACTGTCCCAGATGTTGGGCGGCGTGTCGGTGACTGGCGCCTCCAACCCAAGGAGGCCGTCCCGAGTCTCCAAAATATGACACAGACCAATACTAGATTTCCATACGGCCAGCCCGTGTATGACTTGTACAACCGTCAATACATCACGAATAAGATGAATAATGTGAGTCCTCTCGAGGCTCCTAACACGGTCGGTCCAGGTCTGGGCGTCGGGCCCAGTGTCAGGGCGGCCGGTGGTTTCCACGACTACTTCCGTGCTTTGCCAGTGAATGTGAACGAAGAGAAGCTCACGACACTGGAGGGCCGACCCGGACCACCCAACCCCGTGGTCAAGAACGGTGGCGCCGCATACATCGGAGACATCACACACCAAGCCGCCCAGACCAAGACGGCTTATCGTCCACCGGGCGCCTTTGGTGGTGGTGGACCCCAAAGCGCTTTCGTTGCTCCAGAGGGTCGCCCAGACTTCCTTCGGACTCGCAAGACGACTCGGCGCCAAGAGTCTGGTCTCCGCACGGACACACTGTCGGAAGGCCCGCCTAGTTTCTTCGTTCAACAGCCGTACGCTGCTGCAAAGAGCGCTTACACGGATATCAGCCTCACTCGGCTCAGTGGAGACCGCTCCAAGCCAGACCGTGCAGCCAACGGCGCTCGTATGAATGTACGCAACGACCCCGTCAACCAGGTCGGCGCCGCCACGCAGCTCCGTCCCGAGGCGGAGATTCTTCCCGTGCCACCTATGGGTCTCACGGGCTCCAACCAAGGCCGTGGCGTCTTGCCTCCCACATTTGATGATCCCCTCAATGAGTTCAAGGAGAACCCCAATCCCCGTGCAAAGTCTGGTTTCCTCGATATCGCCATTCAACAACTTGAAAATAATCCTTTGGCATATTCTCTTGGCCACCCTAAGCAGGCCGATCCCGCAATGAATACAAAACCTTTCGTTACAGTCGCCGTGAACTAGTTTCTGCGCCGTTAAAAAAATATCGACTCAATGTAAATGTCTGGAGGTGTAGTTCAACTCGTAGCCGTTGGACCTCAGGATGCTTGGCTCACCGGCAAGCCCGAGGTTTCTTTCTACCGGTCGAATTACAAGCGTTACACCCACTACTCGAACTCTATCGAGCGTCAGGTTATCCAGGGCGCTCCGATTGCTAACGGTATTTCCACTATTCGCTTCGAGAAGAAGGGTGATCTTCTGTCCTATGTGTATCTGACGGCCCGTGACAGCAACGGTGCTGGTATCGTTGGTCTGGACTGGTCCAAGGTTATTGACAAGGTTGAGCTGCTCATCGGTGGCCAGATTGTGGACACCCAGGACTTCGAGTACATGACCGATATCGAGCCCATCACAGGTGCTCGCACATTCTCTGAGCGGTACCTGAACTTGAACCCATCTGGCCTCAACAACCAGAAGAACAGTTTCTTCCCTTTCAAGTTTTTCTTCTGCAAGGAGTGGTCTCTTGCACTTCCCCTTATTGGTCTTCAGTTTCACGATGTGGAGATTCGCATCACCTGGTCTCCTTACCTGAGCCAGAACATCACCATCGGCCCAACCACCTACCCAGTTCTGAGCGCCGCCCCCAACGCAACTCTTAATACTTTCAGCGTGACCCAGGGAACCCTCGCCTACTCCAACACGGCGAACTTGGTTGTATCTCAGACCCTCGGCCCCGTATTCCCAGGTATGCTTTTGACCTCGGCCTCATCTAACCTTCAGGCTAATGTGGTGGTTGTTCAGGGTGTAACCGCTAACACAACCGCCAGTACTTCCAACATCGCTTGGTCGAACATCAGCATCTCTGGTTCCAGTTCGGGAGTCATCAACGCCGCTGCCATATTTAGCACTTCTGTTGGCGGCGCACTCTCCGCTTATGCTCCAGTGGTTTCTGCCCTGATATCTGGACCAGTCACGACGGTGGGCGGTGCGAGCGTAGTCCTTCCAGCAGGTACCGCGGCTTCAACCTCTACTGCTCTTACCCTGAACCAGATTTCCAGCTACAGCGGTACTGGCTCTTTGGCAGTTGGCCAGTATGTGGCTGGTCTGCCTTGGGCGGGTCCAGTCTATGTGTCCAGCACCTCGAACCTCGCAAACAGCAATGTGACGGTGACTTACCCATCCCAGGTGACCGGTCCAGTTTTGGCCGGTACCGCAATCTCTTTCTTCACCGGAACCGCCAACACAACCACAAACTACTCGCAACTTCAGTACATTGCTTGGTCTAACTTCGTGTACCTGGACCAGTCTGAGCGCGACTTCTTCGCCAAGGAGAAGCAAGACCTGCTCATCACACAGGTGCAACGCGTAGTTATAGGTTCCAACCCAGTCCAGGAGCTCGCCCTGGCCCAGCCAGTCAAGTTCATCGCCTTCCCTTCTGTGAACTACAGCCAGATTTATGCCAACGGTGCTGGCTCGGCGACAGCCGCTCCTTACCAGCTCAAGACGCAGGTGAACGGAGTGGATGTTGGCGACTCCCGCCATATGGTTCACTGGGTCGATGTGCCCCAGTACTACAACACACCCTACGGATACATCCACAACAACACCACGGCCAACGTGGCCATCATCAGCTACTGTCTGGACACCACCAAGCTCCAGCCAACCGGCACCCTCAACTTCTCCCGCCTCGACACTTTCCGCCTGGTCGTGCCTTCGACACTGCCCAACGGTGTTTTGAGTCTGGCCAACCCCAACATCAACTACCCAGTTCAGTACTTGTACGCCGTCAACTACAACATCTTCCGTATCCAGAACGGCCTCGGCTCGCTGCTCTACGCCAACTAAGCCCAGGAGATAAAACTCAAGAGTTTTATCTCCCCCAAAATTAGAAAATGCATTGGCTCGTGTGGGCTTTTATTGCTTGTATATTGTTTCTCGTAACTTACAATCCACGCTCGGGAAGACTCAACAATTTTTTTGTCCCAGAAATATCAGTAGAGGACAATGACCAGAGAAAGGCACAAAGCGATAGCGATACCCGTGTCCCACGTGAATGATGTTCCTCATTTTTTGGTCGTTCACGACCGAAGATATCAGGAGTGGACATTCGTTACTGGCGGATGTCGACGCCGAGAGGTCTATAACCCGCTTCGATGTGCGGTTCGAGAACTCGAAGAGGAAACACGTGGGACCATAAACTTAAAACGAGGCTCATATGCCTATTTTAAGTTTGTCACCTCCACCCCCGAGCCTCGGGACATCGAGGACGGGGTAGATGTTATAAATCACTATCATGTATATGTGTTTGATATGCCCATGACTCCTATTGAGCACAAACACATAGTGAAAAGGTTCAATGAAGAAAAGGAAAAAATGGAAGGGAACCAAGTTCCTTTTCGTAAAAATTATGATGAGAATGACGACTGTAAGTTCGAGAGTCTAGCTGAAATATCGAAAAAAGGGAACCTTTGGCCTATGATACGCCAGCATGTGCTCGGGAACCCAGAGTTTCAT